GGACCGTGCGTGCTGTTGTGCGGCAGGATCGTAACGGCAATGGTGTTGATCCCTGACGCCAGCAGCCTGCTATAGATTGCGTCAAGGTTTGCCGTAATCGCCGCCGCCGTGTAATTGGTGTTTACGTCATTGATGCCGCCGAACACCGCGCAGCGAGTCGGTGCGTAGTCGATTACATCCGCCTGCACCCGCGCCAGCATCATCGCCGTAGTTTGACCGGCAGCACCGCCGTTGTTAAGCAGACGCCACTTGCCTCCACCCAGCATATTGGCACGCTGAAACCATGATTTTGTGCCAAACAAATCTAGTTTAAGTGCCGTATGCGCGACTGCGCTTGTTTCATCGGCCCCGACTTGTGGAAATGTAAATGTAGTCGTACCAGTGCGGGTGACTACAAATCGCCCATTGAAGGATGAAGTATTGGTTGACTCACGGATTGCAATATTCTGGTTTGTGTTGAAGTTGTGGGCGCTAAGGGTGACAGTTACAACATTATTCAGACGAACCATCGCGCCGATTGCGATTGAGTTAGATGTTATGTTGTTGTTTGCGGTGATTGAATCACCAAGCAGACACCATGTTTCGTCAGATGATTGGTTTAATGGGATAGCACCATCCGGCCCCACCAGCAACGTGTTGCCGGAGGCGTCGGTGGCGTATTCCGCAACATTGCCCAGCGGGCGGCGGCCTCGCGTCAGGTCGTCTACCATTAATCCGCGCAGATTAGGATCGGTCATTTTTTAGCTCACAAGTGGGTTTGGGTGCGCGCTGTGGTCGTAGCGCGATTCGATTTCGTCGGCGGTGGGCAGGCGGTCGTGCGGGGTCATTTCGATGCTGATCTGGCCATCCGCCTGGCGCATGGAGATATCCAGCGTGTCGTAGCCGTACAGCCTTTGCTGTTGCGGATAGAGCGCGTCCATCAGGCTGCTATTTTTCGGGATGGCAATGTCGATATTGCGGGCGGCGGCAACGCCAAGCCAGAATTCAAGACAGGCGCGGCCGCGTTCCGCGTCATGCGCGTTGGGATAGGTGTAGTCGCAGCCGAACAGGCTGATTTTTTCCGCGCCTAGGTGAATCGCCAAGGCCAGCGCATAGGCGGCGGTATTGTTGAAGTAATCGTATTTCAGCGCGCTGATGACTTCCTCAAGCGGGAATTCAACCAGGCCTGGATAATCAGGGTGGGCGCGGCTGGTGTAGATCGGGCCGGGGTGAGTTTTCAGCCAGGTCAGCATGTTGGCAATGTTGGATTCGGGGCGCGCTTCGGCGCGGATTTCCTGAATACGAACATCATCCATGTGAAATACGCGGTCGCAGGTCACCACATCGGCGACGGCATTGATACCCCAGGTTTCATCGTTGAACGCGCGGCGGCTGCCCAGGCGTTTGACCAGGTTGACGTATTCTTCGAGGCTGGGGCCGAGGCCGAGGATCGTGATGTGCAGCGGTTTTTTCAGCGGTTTTTCCATTGTCTCTCACCAGACGGTTAAGGGTGCCGGTGACGGTTCCGGCGTCGGCGGGTGAGCGCCGACCGTGCAGGCGAGTTGCCTGGTTAGGTGCAAGCGCTTACGGGTTGGCGGTCGGTGAAACGCGCGGGCTGTGCAGCAGGGCGGTAATTCCGACCAGTGTTCCGGCCGTTGCGGTGGACTTGATGCCGCACTGGACGTATTTCTTGCTGCCCTTGTAGCCGATACGCTTGGTGACGTTCTTTCCGGTGCCGGAAGTGCGGGCGCCAGCAGCGATGCCGGCCAGTGCTTCGGTGCCAATCAGGTCGGCATCGGCCACGCTGGTCATGCTGCCGGTGGCGTCGCCTTCCTTCACGGTCACCGTGTAAACGGCGGCGGTGGCGGTGATGGTGCCGGCGGCGATCAAGAATTCAACGCCGGAATAACCGGAGCGGTCGATGATCTTGCCAACCTGGCCGGTTCCGGTGGTGCCAATGGCGACCGGGGCGACCGCAACAACGGTGCGGACGTTTTCGTGCATGTGTGCTGTAGGCATTTCGTTTCCTTTCAGTGTTTGGTTTCAGGCTGCCGGATGTCGGCAGCCTGATGTGCCGGTTAGCGCGCGGTTATCGTGTTGCCAGGGCGACCATGCTGGACTTGGTGTTGGCCGAGCCGCTTGCCGGGGTGACCGCAGCGGACAGCCACGGTTGACCACCGACACGGAACGACCAGCGGAAGGCATTCAAGCCTTGGTCGAAATACAGGTGCATGGATACCGCAGCCTGTACGCCGCCGGCCTTGTACGGAGCGAAGTAGCCGCCGGCCAGGTCGGCAAAGATGACATCACCGACGGTGCCCAGCGTGGCGCAGGCTTCAGTGACAACCACCGGGCGGCCCATGATGGTGGCGAAGGTGTTGCCGTTTTCGCCCGGCAGGGTGATGGTCGGGAAGCGCGCACCTGCGGCGATTCCGGCGCCGGCCGATGACTTGAACTCGATGTTCATGCTCATCAGCATTTGTAGGGTGTCGCTGTTGCACAGCCAGACCGAGCGGCCGGGATTCATCTGGCGGGCGTAGGCCTTGAGGATGTTTGCGCCGACGATGGTGGCGGCGGCCTGGGTGCTTTCCTTGGCGACCGAGACCAGACAGCCGGCTTTCAGGATGCCGAGGGGCTGGCCATTGCCGCTACCGTTTATGATGGCGTTGGTGATGGCGTAGTCCATTTTCGCGGCTGACTTGTCGTTAAGATAGCGCTCGATCATCGGCGCGTCTTCGAGCAGTTCTTCGGTCATCGGGACGAAGGCATAGAGCTTGTGCAGCGGAACCTGCATTTCTTTCAGGTTCGGCTTGCTTGCCGTGTAGGTGCCGGCCTCGTTGGCCCAATAGACCTGAATGCCACCACTGGCGGCCCAGGGCGCGTCTTCGTCGGTCGGTAGAATCACGCGGTTGGATCCGGTCGGCATGCTGTCGCACATCGACAGGATGGATTGTTCGGCGGTGATCAGGCTTGCGATGCGGTCGCTGTACTCGGGCGGGACGGCGAAACCGCCTTCAGAGCCGGTGCTTTCGTTGCCGAAGGTGGTCGCAGCGGCCTGGAAGCCGGCGGACGCGCCACCCAGGCGGATATCGGTGCTTTGCGGGCGTACAGCCGAGGCATGCACGGCATGCGCGAACTCGCCGAAGGACTTGAAGCCTTGGGTTTTCGGGTTTTCGTTGCTGTCGGCGCGCGCGCCCTGGCCATAAGCGGCGTGCGCCGGGCCGGTAGAGGCGGCGGCAAGCAGTTTGGCGTTGAGCTGGTCTTGGGTCCAGCCTTCGGACACAGCCTGCATGGCGAGCGCTTCGCCGCCGAACTTGGCGTAGGCGCGGCCGGTTTCGATCAGGGCGCTGTTGCGTGCGTTGATGCTGGCCTGGATGGCGGCGGTATCGGGTGCAGCCGCCTGGGATTGGTTCAATTCGGGCATGGTTTTTTCCTTTTCAGGGGTGATTGCGGCGGCGGCCGCAGGAGATTCCGCGACGACTGCCGTGGCGGTCGGTTTGGATTTGCGCGCGGCCCAGAATCCAGGCTGCGTTTGTTCGGAGGCACTGGCGGCAATCGCCAGCGCGGGGGTCAGCGTGGTGCAGAATCCTTCGGCGACGGCTTCGGCGGCGGTGTACCAGTGGTCGACGCCATCGGTCAGCAGTGCCAGGCATTCCTCGATAGGCTTGCCGCTGCGCGCGGCGTAACTGGTGCTCATGGCGGCGGCCATCTTGTCGAGCACATCGGCGTATTCGCGCATCTCGACCGCATTGCCCATGATGCCGCCCCAGGGGGCGTGCACCATCAGCATGGCGTTTTCGGCGATCTCGACTTCATCGCCGGCCATCGCGATCAGGCTGGCGATGGACAGAGCGACGCCATCGATGGCGCAAGTGACGCTGGCCTTATGGCGTTTCAGCGCGTTGTAGATGGCGAGGCCATCGCTGACGCTGCCGCCATAGCTGTTGATGCGTACCGTGAGGCTGTCCACATCCAGCGCGTTGATCTCGCCAACGAAGTTCTGCGCAGTGGTGGTTTCATCCCACCAGCTCTTGCCAATGTCGCCATAAATGAAGACTTCGGCGGATTTCTTGCCGGCGGCGCGCGGGTCATTCTCCGCGCGGGCCTTGATGTCATACCACTTCATCTTGTGGCTCCGGTTGTGCCGCAGGCTGTTGCGTTGGCGGCGTGAGTTGATCGAGGTCAATGCCGTAACTGGCGGCCAGCGCTTTGTCGGCCTGAATTTCGGCTAGCAGGTCTTCCAGGTCGATGCCCTGTTCGGCCATGACGCGGCGATGGCTGGTCAGCCTGGCGCCGATGGCGAGGATCTTGGCGTCGAGGTCTTTCTTCGGGTCGACCCATTCCCAGCGGCGGGCTTGGAATGTTGGGCTGTTGAACTTGTCGTACTTGCCGGCCGGCAGGTAGCTAAGCGGCTTGAACGGCGACAGCAGCGCCATCATCAGCCAGTCTGCGTACAGGTCTTGCGACAGGCTTTCGATGGCCCAGCCCTGCAAAATCTTCCACATGTCGTGCTCTTGCAGCGTGCCGGCGCGGATGCTGCTGAAATTGACTTGTGACAGGTCGCCGGTGAGGCTGTGATACTCGACGCCGAATCCGGTGGAGACGCCACGCAAGGCGGCGAGCACGAAGGGGCCGTAAGCGTCGCTCGGGTAATTGGGGTCGAACTGCGCGATCTTGGCGCCACGCGGCAGGATGTCGATTGATCCTTTCTGGCTGTTGAAGTACAGCGGGCCGGTTTCGTCGCCGTTGTCTCCGGGCAGCGCGCCATCAGCCACGGAGTCGGCGACCATGCCTTCCGGGTCTTCCAGCAGCATCGCCTTATCGGCGCCAATGCGGGCGGCGATGAGGGCGGATTCGTCGAACTCGCCCAACTGGTAAAGCCGGCTCATGGCGGCGTGCATCCAGGGGATGCCGCGCACCTGGCCGGCGCGGGTGGGTAGGAAGTGCAGCTTGATCTGGTCGGCGCTGTAGCGCACACGCTCGCCGCGCTTGCTGCCGGCGATGTCGCCCGGATGCCGGGTATGCAGATGGTAGGCGATGGCCTGTCCGCTGGGCGCAAGTTCAACGCCCATGATGATGCGCGTGCCATCGGCGCGGTCTTCGTTGTACGTCTCATCCAGCCAATCTGCTTCGAGCAGTTGGTAGCGACGCCCCCAGCGGCTTTTCTTGTCGTCGATTTTCTTGACCAGCACTTCGCCATCGCGGGCGACGGTGCGAATGAACAGGCGCTCAAACGAGGCGCGGCTGAGCAGGTGCGTGGCGTCGTAGTTGCCGGCTTGGGAAAACTTGAAATACTCGCGCTCAATGATGCGGTTGGCGGCGGTGTCGGAAATGACGCGGCCATCGGGCGCGATTTCCTCGACGCGGCTTTGCACGGTAATGCCGTCCGGGCCGATGATGTTTGTCTCGCACAGGCCAAGGAATTTCTTGGCGTAAGGGTCGTCGCGTTCCAGCGTGCGCGAACGGGCGCGCATGGTGGTCAGCGAGTAGCGCAGCGCGCGGTTGGCATCGGCCTGGCTGCTGTTCCAGCGGGCGGTGGTGCGCTCGACGTTGCCGGACTTGTATTCGCCGGAAGCTTTGAACGACTTGAGCACGCGCGGCGGCCGGGTGGCGAGTTGCGCGATCTGGTTCCAGGTTTCCAGCCGGCGCGGCGCGGCAGGCGCGCGACGCTGGGCGATAACGCGCACCGGGCCGAGGGTCACTTCATCGAGTTGGATCGCGGTTTGCATCAGCCCACCATCACGATACGGTTGCGCCCGGCGCCGCCATTGGCGCGGCGTTCCTTGTCTTCTTCGGCGCGCACTTCAAGGCGGAATTGAGTGCGGATTTGCATCAGGCGATCCTTATCGCGGCCGATGTTGCGGTCGCCAGTGCCGGCGCTGATCAGGTCGAGCTGGTCGCCAGTTGCGCGTGATTCGAGCGCGGCTTCGATGGCATCCAGCATGCGGCGGGCGAACGTGCGGCCATCACTGACGGCGGCGGCGGAGACGTTGGGCAGAATCTGGCAGCGTCCGGCGTCAACCTGATGCCGTTCGGTGGCAGATTCGACAAACGCGGTCCAGTCGTACCAGCCGGCGGTTTTTCCGGTGCTGGCCTTGGCGACGCTGATGGCGTAGTCGCTGCCATTGGCGGTGGCGACGATGTCGAAGTAGGCCGTGGCGTTGCGGAAATAATAGGTCAGCGTCCAGGCGGTTGCCGGGTAGTCGGCAAGCTGGCGCGACCAGGCCCAGGTATCGCCGGCACGCAGTGAGGTCGGTTCGGTGGTCGCAATTTCCATGCGGCCAGATTAGGGCGGCCCCGTCAAACTATGCGGCCGGGTTTTTGCCTTTCTTGAGGTGGTGCGATACCAGTTGCCGGCTGATGCCGAAGCGGGTGCAGATGACGCCGCGCGGCAGTGTGCGCGCCGCCTGGCGGATGGCCTCGCCGCGTTCCGGGTCTTTGCGCGAATCGGCCGGCGGGATGTAAATCCGATCACCGCCATAACTGCGCCGCAGTTGTTGCTCCAACTGCATCGCCACTTCGTCGCTGAACGTGTGGCCTGATTGCGCCGCGCAGTCGCACATGAACTTCATGATCTCGCGCAAGGTGGCCATTTTATCTCCGGGCGATGCCGCGCGGCAGGGCGCGGTGATGATGTAGCGGCGGCAGGATGGCGGCGACTGGCGTTTGCGCGATCTGGCCAGTGTCAACGGCGCGTTCCAGTTCTTCCGCCTTGCGTTTCCACCAGGCCGGATTTGGTGCGAAGCCATCGCGGGTGTGGCGCATGCCGATCAAGATGGCTTTGTGGTGGCCGATGGCCCAGGCGTAGTCGAGCGTGTCGATGGGTTCATTGCGTTTGTAGCGGGCGCCGGGTTTCTGCACAAAGCGGCGCTTGGCCGGGTCGTAGACTTCGGACAGCAGACCGTCGAAATAGTCGCTCGGCAGGCCGCCTGGGAAGATGAAGGTGCGCTCATCCTCGGCACGTTCCATGTCGGCGGCGAGCTGGCCATAGATCCATTGTTTGTTGTATTCGGTGCCGACGTTCCACACGCCATAGGCATCGCGGTAGACCTTGCCCTTGCGCGATTTGTCGGCATCGCTGGCGGCCTGCGCGATGGGGCGGTTGATGCGGGTGGTGGCGCCCTGCACGGCATAGACCGGAACGCGCAGGCTGTGCCGGGTAACAAAGGCGCGCACTTCCTGGCTGCGGTGGCCGCGACTATCGATGCCGCCGGCGCTGATCTTGAGCGGCCGCCCGTAGGAGTTGACGATGGGTAGGTGCAAATACGCTTCCAGTTCGTCCCACAGTTCGACGTGCGTGGTGTCTTTTTGCGCGACGCGGATCTCGTGCCAGTCGAGTATCCACAAACGCGGCGGGCCATCTTCGCGCAGCGGAGCGCCCCAGCCGAGCAGGGTAACGGCGAGCCATTCGTCCTGCGTGTCGATGCCGGCGGTGATTGCCAACACGCCGGGCGGGATGTCGCGTAGGTCGTGCGCGCCCATGCGGCGGGCGAGGTCGTGTGGCTTGAGTTTGCTGGTCTGGTCTTCCCAGGTCTCGCCCAGGTTCTGGTTGACGAATGTTTTCAGCGTGCCGGGGTCTTGCTTGGCAATGAGGAATTCCTGCGCCAGCGAAAGCCAGGAGGGGCCGAGGCCAATGGGCGCGGTCAGCGCGGTGATCTGGTAGCCGCGCCGAGTGACAATCTCGGGCATGTCCGGCACCCAGATGCCATCGCGCAACATGCCGGGCTTGTGGTTTTCTCCGATGCCCTTGCCGCATTGCTCGCATTCGTATTCCGCCCAGGCCGGCACGGCGTGCGATTGGTCCCATTTGAGGTTGCCCCAGCGTAGCTGTTGCACATGGCCGCAGTGCGGGCACGGCACGCGGTAGCGGCGCTGGTCTGTGCGCAGGAAGCCGCGCTCGATCAGGCTGGCCTCTTTGATCGTCGGGGTGGAAATGAAGCCGATTTTGTGCGTGCTGGGAAAAGCCTTGCAGCGGCCACGCACCAGCCCTTCTGGGTCGCCTTCTTCGCCGATCTCGCTCGGGAAGCGGTCGAAGTCGTCCACGATGATGACCTTGGCAGATTTTTGCGCGTAGCTGTTGGGCGAGTTGCCGCCGGCCAGGAACACGATGCCGCCGGGGAAGTCGATCATGTCGGCGCGGTTGGCGGCGTCGCGGCTTTTGAGGCCGCCCAGCATGTCGCGGATGCAGGCGGTTTCGGCCAGCATCGGGTTGAGCTTCTGCGCCTTCCACTTGTCGCGTTCCTGCTCCGTCGGCATGAAGATCATCACCGGGCAGGGCGAATGGTGCATGTAGTAGCCGGTTACGTTGACCGTGGCTTCCGTCACGCCGACCTGCGACGACTTCATCACCCAGATCTCGCGCACCGTGTTGTACGGCGAGAATGCGTCCATGATCTCGCCCAGCATCGGGTTGCGCGAGGTGCGCCACTTGCCCGGCTCGCCGGATTGTTTGCTCGATATCCAGCGGTGATGGTCGGCCCATTGCGACGGGGTCAGGCGCTGGCGCGGCGCAATGCCGCGCGCGCCGCGCTGGACCAGCGAAGGGATGGCGAGGGCGGATTGCTGGGCGAGGTCGGCCATGTTCAGGCGGCGGGCTGGGTGGCAAGTTCATCGGCGCGCTTGCGCTGCTGTTCGGCCATCGCGCGCAGTTCGTCTTCCACCATCTCGATCAGCGCGGCGCGCAGTTCATCCAGCGTGGACAACGGCGCAAGCACCGGCGCCCAGCGGTCCGGGATGTTTTCCAGCCGGCCACGCACGCCGGCAGAGAGATCGTCCATCGCAAAGTTGGCGGCATCGCGCGGCACCAGGTCGTTTGCCTTGCGGTCGCGGTCCATCTGCGCCTGTTCGGCGTCGGCTTTCATTTTCACGGCCTGCCAGTATTTGTACTGCTGGCCGATTTTTTCCATCGGCGGCGGCGTGCCGGGTGTGGAGGTGTTTCCGTGTGGCGTGTCCTGGCGCTGGCGATGTTCGGCGTGACGCTCCGCCACCCCGGAGCGCGCGGGGTTTTCCGTCTCGGCGATGCGCGCGATGCTGGCCTCGACCTCAACCAGCCCACTTTCGTTATCCATCACCAGCCGGCCGGCTTCCTTGAGCTGGGTAATCCAGGACTTCGCGCGGCCGATGCGGCGGGCAAATGCGGACTGGGTTTCGCGGGTCATCGGTGGCCTTTACGGGTTGCCCTTGATGTGCGCGATATACGGCGCACGGATCAGTCGCTGGAATAGCTGCGCGGCGGCTTCGTTGTGGTCGAGTTCAGCGCGGGTTTTGACGCCGACCATGTGGCGGATGATGTTGCCGGCGATCAGGTGGTCGCTGTCGCCGGTTTGCGCTTTGGCGGCGTAGCGATCCCACAGGTCCGGTGACAGCGCTTTTATCCAGCGCTGAAACATGGGGTCGTTGCACCACATACCAGCCAGCCGCGCCAGCGGACCACCTTTCACGGCTTCGCCTGTCGCAGCGCATGCAGGCGCAGCAGTTCCGCTTTCAGCTCTTCCACCCTGCCCTGTACCGCCGGAATCTTCAGATATTCCTGTCGGCGCCACAGCGGCCAGCTCAAAACCATCCGCGCTTCCGTTTCCAACCGCCACGCCGGCGCCCAGGTTGGGGATGGCGTCGCGCAGCACTGCGGGCACAAGCAAGGCATCGGACAGCCCTTTCTGGTAAGCGGCCTCGACGACGTACATCAGCGCGGCGTCGAGACTGTGGCGGCGGCTGGCGTTACTGCCGAGGTAGGCGGCGAAGTCGGCGCGGACGGTGTTGAGGTCGAGGGTCATGATTTGTTTTAAAAAATGTTGAAAATATATTTGCTATATATAGCATCATGCTCTATAGTTACACCATCAACAACGCACCTGGAGCACAACATGACCCGCACCGAAATCGCCCTCCGCAACACCAGCAAATTCAGCAGCTTGGAAATGGCCCAAACCGTAGCGATGCGCCAAACATACTGGACCCCGGTTTTACTTGGTGACGATGGCCGCTTTTGGGTTCCCGCCACCAACCGCGAAGCTAGCCTGCTGAAATCCGCCGGGTACGAAGCAGCATGAGCGGCAAGACTTCTTCCGCCACCGAACGCGCGCTGGCCAGGGTAAAGGCAGGTCAAACGGCTTACGCGGCGGCAAAAGCCGAGGGAATTGCGCTGTCCACCATTTACCGGGCTTTGAAAACACTGCGTCATGCCGGGAACTCTGCGCCGGTGGTTGCATGAAGCGCGCGGCGGCCGGTGTATTGCTGCCAGCGGCGAACGGCAACGTCGACGTAGGCCGGGGAGAGTTCCATCGCGTAGCAGATGCGGCCGGTTTGTTCGGCGGCGATCAGGGTGGTTCCGCTGCCGGAGAATGGTTCGTAAACGGAGTCTCCGGGCGCGCTGTTATTCTGGATCGGCCACAACATGCACTCGACCGGCTTTTGCGTGCTGTGCCCGGTCTCGCTTTTGTGCGGCTTGTTGATTTCCCACAGCGTCGTCTGCTTGCGGTCGCCTTGCCAGTGCCCAGTTCCGCCTTGCTTGACCGCGTACCAGCAAGGCTCGTGCTTGGGGTGGTAGTGGCCGCGCCCGATGACGAGCTGGTTTTTTGCCCATATCACCTGTGCTCGGATATCGAATCCGCACGCGATCAGGCTATCCGCGACGACGTTTGCCTTGTTTCCAGCGTGCCAAACGTATGCCACCTCGCCAGGAAACAGCGACCACGCCTCGCGCCAGTCGGCCTTGTCGTCGTTTTCTACCTTGCCGACGGCTCCCCCGCCGATAGCAGAGCCATTTGCGCGTATCGCGTGGTTGCGCCAGTCTGCGTCGTACTCGACGCCATACGGCGGGTCAGTAACCATAAGATGCGGCATGCCCCCCCCCAGCAGCGTTGCAACATGGTCGGCGCTGGTGCTATCGCCGCACATGATCCGATGCTTGCCAAGCAGCCACACGTCGCCCGGCAGCGTCACCACTTCGGCCTGCACGTCCGGCACCGCGTCGGCATCGGTTTCGCCTTCCGGCGTGGCGTCCAGTTGCGCCAGCAGTTGGTCAATGTCGCCCAATTCAAAGCCGGTAAGCTCCAGGTCGAAGCCGAGGTCGCCTAAATCCTTCAGTTCTAGCGCCAGGATTTCATTGTCCCATCCGGCATTCAGCGCCAGTTTGTTGTCGGCGATGATGTAGGCGCGTTTTTGCGCGTCGCTCAAGTGCGCCAAGCGGATGCACGGCACGCTTTCAAGGCCGAGGCTTTGCGCGGCCATGACGCGGCCATGCCCGGCGATGATGCCGCCCTCGGCGTCGATCAGTACCGGGTTGGTGAAGCCGAATTCGCGGATGCTGGCTGCGACCTGGGCGACTTGCTCCGGGGAGTGCGTGCGACTGTTGCGGGCGTAGGGCGTCAGGTCCGCGACGGCGAGATGCTCGATGTGCGCGGCGTTAGCCACGGATGCCGCGTTTTTCGCGTTTTCTTCGCCTTCCCTATGCCCATGTATAGGTAAAGCATCGCCGGCGTATAAAACAGGGCTTGTGGCGCGTTGTTGGCTGTTTTCCATTTTGCTATCCATTCCTCTATTTCCTTTTTTTAGAAATGCGTGTGGGTGTGAAACGCGCGCACGCACAACCGCACGCCACCCGCACGCCTGACCGCACGGGCACAGGCCGCGCTGGCAGCGCGACCGCACGGGCGCACACCACCGCACGCCGCTGCGCTTACATGCGTGAGGCCCGCGTGTGCGTGTGTTTGGTGTGTGGTATTGATTGCGCTTGTGTGCGTGCGCCTGCACATAGCCGTTCGCCCGTGCGGTTCCGCTGTGGCAGCGGGATTAGCCCGTGCGGTTGAGTGTGCGGTCAGGCGTGCGGGCGTGCGGTCTGTCATGGCTGCGATCCAGAATCGACGGCGGTGCGGAAGTCGAAGAAGCAGCCGCTGATCCATTGCAACTGCGTCTGTGTGTCTTTGCGGCGGTAGTCTTTGCCGGTTTCCTTGGCTGCGATCAGGGCGGACTCTGGCGGGATGATCATGCGTTGGCGGATGACGCTGCCGTGGTCGTTGAGGTTTTCCAGGCGGTCTTTGTGGGCTTTGATCCAGCCTTCGCGCTTGGCCAGGTTGCCCATGAACTGGGCGCTTGTGCGTGGGTATTTCTCGCCATTCTCGCGGCACCATCTGAGGTACAGCCGGTAGAGGTCGCCGGTTCCGCATGGACAGAATGGGATGCCGTCGATGTCGCCGCCCTGCCATTCGCCGAGGAAGCGTTCGATGCTGTCGGCGCCGATGGCGATCAGGTCGCGCTTGGCCTGGGTCATCGGCGGCAGCGTCCAGGGCTTGAAGTCGCCGACGTCGTAGTTGAGCAGGTAGTGGTGCAACGCGGCGACGCCGCCGGTTTCGACTTCTTCGGCAACTTCGACGTAAAAATCAGCCGGCAGTTTTGGCGGTGTCCAGAT